TCTTTACTGTATACTTGATTTCCTTTTTGATCAAATTCAGTTGTGCTAGAAACACCACGCTTACAATTAACGAATGCAGAAGGTTGATATCCAGAACCTGCACTGTGGATTGTAAATCCAGTAATTTCTCCAAAACCAACGTCACAAGACGCTTCAGGTGCAGGTGGAGCAGCAATAAAAACTTGAGGAGGTTCTGCATCTGAGTATCCACTTCCAAAACTGGTTATATTGATATCAGTAATCTCTCCGTTGAATATGGTTGCAACAGCAGTTGCTCCTGTACCACCAGCAGGTGCACCAGTAATATCCTTCCTATTATCAACGATGTATACAGATGGAGCGTCTGTGTAACCTGCACCACCAGTTAATAGTTCAATATTAGTAACTCTACCAGCAGTTACACTAACATCAAGTATCTGTGCACCTACAGGATCAATAATACGTGCTCTAGGAACGCTAGTGTAACCTTGCCCACCTGAAACGACGTTAATACCATTAACACGTCCGAATGCATCAAGTGTTGCAACAACGTTAGCTCTTATGGCATTGTCACCTGTTGGAAGATCCAAATACACAAGAGGAGCAGTAGTATATCCTGAACCATCATCTGTAATTTGAATAGAACCAGGATCGACTGAACCGTTGGTTATCGTGGGGTTAGTAATGGTTGCACCACCAGGATTCACAAATTTGATAGATGGGATCCTATCGTAACCACTTCCTGAACTGTCTACGATGAGTTGTGAGACCCCTTCGATTGAATCATCAACAACTGCCCTAATCTGAGCAGTTTTACCTTCAGGATCGGCAGGAGAGTCAACTACGACAACTGGAGGATTGTTAGCAGAGTAACCTTGTCCAGAAAATAGTAATTGAGTGTCCTTAATACCATTTACGAGTGCTTCCGCAGTTGCACCGAATCCAGTACCCTTAGTTGACGCAACACTGATCTTTGGAGCAAAACTTAGTCTATATCCACTACCACCAGTCTTAACAATAACCGAATCTAACTTCGCATCTTCAATTTTAGCGACTGCACTAGCACCACTACCAAATTCAGGTGCAATAAGTTCAACAGAACGTACAACAACAGTAGAATTTTCTCCAATGTCTTCTTTAAAGATAAGTTTGTCCTCAAAGATTGTAAAATCTTCATATGGACGTTTTTCTACTCTATTAACGACAACAATCGAAGATACAGTAGATAATGGAGTATAATTGTTCCCATCCAACTTCAACTGAAATTCTTTTGCATCTTGAGTGACATTAATAGTGTCAAGAGAACGTACAGGGATGCTTGTGTAACCAATTAGGTAACGAATGGTATTGATAGCACCTGTAAGGAGTCCTGTAGGGGTTTCTGGAGGGTTCTGAAGACGTATCTTGTCACCTTCAAGGAAATAGTCTACATTTGGGTATAGAAATTCATTATTTACAATAACTAGCAGATGTTGAGCACTTTGAGGAGTTACAGGTTTTCCAAGCAACCTTAGAGGAAATAGCGTTGTAGCACCATCAAACTGATCAGAAATTGGTTCGAATTCTTGGATTTTTCTGTCAAATTCTGCTTTGTCAACACCTGGTGTGAAAACAATGTCTGGAGAATGTGTAATTTTCTCGTAATAAATGACTTCATCATCGATTTTAATCGTACCATCATTTTCGAGGAAGTAATTTACATTTTCGGATATAATATTCTTCTGTGTTGGATCAACCCTTTCTAAAACAGCAGATGATGAAGATAAGAAATTAGGGTCAAACTCTCCCGAACCAATATCTGTATACCTCAAGATGTTGTTTAAAATGTCGTAAGGACGACCTGACTTCTCTTGTGATTTGTAGTATT